ACCGCCATAGTTTCTACCACCTGCCATTGCAAGTGAAAGTGAACCGCATCCACCAAAGTTTACACCATCTGCATTTTGATCCCAACCAGTGTCAGCATCAAGTTCCGATTGTGCTCTACCATTGTCAGCGAATGCAATTGCAGTTGTTCCTGCAGGTGCAGAACCACCAAAGATATAGCGAGAGTTGGTATAAAGGTACTTTCTCCAATAAGAAGGAGAACCTACAGAATATTCAGCATCCTTTGCCTTGGAAAGGTTGAGGTGCTTTTCTAGGATTGAACCTGCATTTCCAGTAACCAATCCCTTGTCATCAATAACGACAACATGAACTTCATCAAATCTAGAGTTTCTATTTGCAGCAAACTCAGAAGTTCCAGGACGGTTTGATAGTTGATCCCACTCAAGTTTAGCTGGATCACCGTTAAAGTCAGTAGAACTCAGTTCAATATACTGATTTTCAAACCAGTCTTTTTCAGTAGTGTAAGAACGAGTTGCTAAAGGTGCTTCGAGGACAGCAGTGTCTGTGGTATGAATACCAATGCTTCCTACGTTTGTGAGGGCATATACACTGTTCTGAGTGTAGTCTGCATTGCTTACTGTTCCTGCAGCAGAAACGTGTGCAATAAGTTTTGTGGATATTTGACCATCACCAACTTCAGTGATAACACCTTGGAAGAATCCATCGATTGATCTTGTTCCACCTGTCGCTGCAGGAACAGTTGCTCCTGAAGTAACTGCCTGTGTAAATCCATAACCAACGTTAATATTGGCAGTAGAGATTCCAGTCAGAATTTGATCCGCCTTGGCATCAATAATTCCAATTCTGATTCCGTTTGCCCAAGTTCCTGGGTTTCTTGCAGCAACTGTTACGTTGGTAATTGAATTGTCATCATATGCAAGTTGCTCATAATGTTCAGTACTCTTGATTCTTATGCTGGTTGCTGAACCAACATATGCATTTTTAAGTCCCGTTCCATTAGTGATATCAAAATCATCTGCTCTAGAAACTCTCAGAGTTCCTCCGTAAGCAAGATAGGATGATGCAACCATCCAACTCTCATAATGCTTATCTGTTGAATATGGTCTGCCGAAAGTGTTTAAGAGATCGTCCTCGTTTTCAATAAACTGTGGAAGATCTACAGGTCCCTTGGCAAAAGGAGCAACAATCGCCCCAATAGAGCCAGAGACTGGATCGACTCTTCCAATAGTTAAGTCAACTTCTCTTACTACAATTCCAGGAGATGCTAAATTTAGTGGCATCTTTTTTGTTCTCCTTGGTCCAGAATTACCTGAAATTATTTATCAAAAAGGGCATTTTGAATGGGGAATCTAGACGTGAAGTCTACCAATCTGGATATTCCCAAACATTATTATCCTTTTTAACTCTTTTTTTAGTACAATCTTTACACTCATAAGAGTATGATGATACTACAGGACCTCTATCTTTTCTAGTCCTATAAAATCCATCAACTAAATTTTTCATTTCACCACAAGTTCTACATTTTCTTTCGTAAAGAAGTAAATGTCCTAATTTTAGTTGACTATCTAAGTCCACTAGTAATAATCCCACATATATGATTTATCTCCATATTCATCAGTATGCCAACGATCACCATTAGTATCTGTAAATGAAACTTCACCATTAATTCCATCATCTAAAAATCCAAATGGTGCCATATCCTGTTCAATTTGATTTTTCTGCTCATCATAAATTTTTTTACGGACATCAGTATCCGTCATCTCTTTAAAGTAATCTTGTGCTACCAACCAAGAGAAGATAACAAGGCACATTGCCAAGTCATCATTACATCCCTCTTCCGCTTCAAACGAATTGTGTTTTTGAGCAAACGTCGTAAGTTCAGATATGATCTCATAATCAAGAGTCAACAACTTATCATCTTCTAAAAGAGTTTTTAAGTTTGAACAACCAAGTCTCTTTACCTGCGCTGTTGTTCTAACTCCCATTTGAGATTTTTTACCCGAAAATCCATGACCAACAACTTGACCAGCACGACCTCTCATTGCTGCCATTAGCATATTTTCATATTCTAAATCATAATGAAGAATACTTGCTACTTGCTCACCAATATCATTAACTTCAATCAATACCCAAGCATTATTATACCCCTTTAAAGTTTCTTGAATCACATTTGGGAATAACATTGGTTTGATTTCATTATTCCTATACTTTGCTACAATTTTGTAAGGAAATTCTGTAATATCAAACACTACAAATGCAGAGTAGTCATTACCCAAACCACGAGCAACGTCTACAGTCATAAGATAATTGTGTTCTGGTCTTGGTTTTTCGTAAATATCTAATCCAGCGTTTCTTTGGATGGGATCTTCATAGACTAGATTCCTGAGTTTTGCCGGATTTATAAGGGTATTGACAGAACCAAGAAACTCACACTCGAACTCGACTTTGAATTGCTGTTCTGATGTGTTAGCAATCGTCTGTTCTTTCCATACTTGATCTCTTCCAGGAACCTCGGACCAATGAACATCAGTTGGAATGTATTCATTTTTACCTTTTTCTGAGTCGTGCCACATTCGGTAGAAATGATTCATACCGCGTGGCGTGGATACAATGATTACCTTTGTGCTTTGTCCAGAAGAAATAGTAGGATAAACAGAGGCAAAGAAGTCATCAGCAATGTGATTCGGGATGAACGCGAATTCGTCAAGAAAGATGACATTATAGGATCCGCCTCGGACAGCAGATGACGAAGTAGAGTTAGATGAAATTTTGGATCCATTTTCAAGTTCTAAACTACCTTTGTTCCAAGATATAATACCCTGCTGCATCCACTTTGGCAAATTTTCATAAGCAAGTTGTAATCTTTGAAGGAGATCTCTTGCAGTAGATGCCTTGTTCGCCAAAATTGCAATATTAACATTATCGTTAAAAACTGCATAGTGTAAAAGATATGATATACACGTTGTAGACTTACCAGTCTGTCGTGGCATTTTGCAGATATTAAATCTATTATCATGGAAGTTTTGAATCAACTTCTCTTGAAAAGGATACATATCAAAATTAACAAGACCATAATCCAGAGATACAATCTTGATATAATTTCTTGCAAAATAAACAGGGTCATTCTTACATCTGATAAACTCAATGACCTGCTCCTCTGTAAATTCGTGAGGAGTATTTGCTTTTTTTAGATTCGGATTACCAAGATAAATGTTATCACTCATAATAAAACTCCTAAATCAACATCTCCAGCGTTTACGTGCCTTACAGATTTTTTTGTCTGGGGTCTTTGAACAATCAATATTATGCATCTTCATCTGACCTTTAGAACGACTGCAATAGTTCTTACGGCGATTGGCATCTTTACTTCCCTTTTTAACTTTACCAGTTACTGCAGTCTGTAACTTTGAACCTGGATTTTCGCGCTTATAAGCATTTACAGATTTCTGACTCATACCATCAACACCGTCTTTACGGTTTGATTTTTGCCAGTCTTCCTTTACCTCTTGCTTACCATAAGTTTTGCAGGGATCTTTTCCACAACCACAGTTCTTTTTCTTTTTTTCTTGCAGATCCATATCTGATTTCCAATCAGAGAAATGTGCTTTTACACAATTTGGATATCTCTTTCCAAACATTGTCTTCATACCCTTTTTCTTATATCCTTTCCAACACTTTTCATCAAGATTAGCAGCAACTTTAGCAACTTTTTTAGATTGCTTTGCGTGCATCTTAGAAGCACCTGCTAACTGCTTTGAGATCTCTTTCAGTTTATCTTGTTTAGAGTTTGCTTCATCAAGCATATCACTTCCAAGACCTTGAGATTGCTGAAGTGGTTCGTTAGAAATCAAATCTATAGATTCTACTTCAGTTGCATGGAAATCATCTCTCCAGTTGGAGAACTCATAACTTTCATTTTTGGTCTTATTGCCCCAATTCTTAGCACCAACTTTGCGGCACTTAACTAGAGCACCTGATGCATATGCACTTGGCCAGACAGAATAACGTGACTTGACTTTATGGTAACAAGCATCTTTGGTGCCACTACCTTTTCCTTTTCTATCCTTCCCTTCTTCTACAATTTCACCTTCTGGTTCATATGAGTTTCTAAGTCTCTGCATTTTTGGATCCAAAGTTCCTGATTTTGCGCCAGCAGCATTTTCAATTGCTCTTTGTCTAGCACCAGCACCAAACGGTTTTCCGTTAATAGTAGCATTTTGTCTGGCATTATCTAATGCTTCATCACCCTTTCTCTTAAGATATTTTCCTGCTTTATAAAGACCATATGCTCCTGCAGCAATACCAAGACCTCCAAGAACACCTTCGTCTAGTTCAGTTTTCCAGTTTGAGTAAGATTCTTTCATTTTTTTCTTTGGTTTGTCAGTAGAAACATAGGTTGGTTTAGCTGCTCCAGACTTTTGTTGTTGTCCGGGATCTTGTCTTGACTTTCTTGTGTCAGCCGATCGAAGTTCTTTCTTCGACATACTGGATTTCTTGGCCGAGGAGTAACACTTAGGTGTTCCCTTCTCACCAGGTTCATTTGCACAAGGGGAACCATCAGATTGAACCCAACCGGGTTTTCCGTCTTTTGATTTGGATTTGCCAAACCAATCACGGAGACCTTCTTCACTAACAGTCTGCTCATCCATTTTATCTGCGTAACCGGCAGCAGCATCAGTGTCGTGTGCGGTATCAGTAATCTTTGCTTGCATCCAGGCAGGAATATCTTTTTCCTTTTTACCTAATGCCTTTCTCAACTTTCTGATGTTTTCTGCTGACTTTTTGAGTTGACTCTGTGCCATTGCAACTTCATGATCACCATTTTTTCCTTCACTTACCTTTTCTCTACCCCTACAATGGGATTTCTGAGAGAATCCTTTTGGATTATCGCAATCGATGGATTTTTTATATTTCGCACTCCATGCTTCAGAGACGCCACCTCCGCCGCCTTCACCACCTCCATCAGAAGAGGAGCCATTCCCGTTGCCATTGCCATTTGAGTAATTTCCATTCCCATTACCATTCTTTTTTTTACCTTCAGTTTCCTTTTCGTCCTGATGCTCATTATCCCGCATCAAATATCCACTGGACATTACATGATAACCTTTAGGAATTTTCTTGCATTTTTTGGAGGTATTACAGTAGTAATAACCCTTTTTACAGGACTTTGCCATTATTTGGTCGGAGCGTCATTATTATTTAGAAAACCTTGTTTCAACAGTTTTGACAGTTCCGTTGTAGATCCAACAAACAGTGCATTATTTGTAACATTACTAGGACCTTTCTGTACAGAATCTTGCTCTAAATCTTTCACTTTCTTTTGCAAATCTGCCAACTTGTCGGTAGTATCTGCAACACTCTTAATAAGTTGTCCAGCAACTTCATATGCTCTAGGACTTGCACTTTCTCCTGCAAGTTCCATAATTCCATTTATTGCTTCTTGACCTTTTTCTATGAGAGAATATAGATTGGCACGAGTATATTCATAATCTTTAGTTATATCATTTCTTTCCTGTTTTGGGGGAACAGGTTTTATTGGTTTTGATTCAACAATGCTACTTTCAATATTAAGTGCATCGTCAATGGACTCATAATTATTACTCATGATTATTAAATATCAGTTTGTCTTGTGGGACTATATTTTTTAGAATCTGAGAAAAATTCCCAGTCCTCATCGAAACCAAAGTTGTCACCAGGTTGGAGAAGTTTATGATCTACCTCATTGATTACACCATCATCATTTCTATCAATCTTGGATGTTGGTGTAACGGTGTAGCGCATCTCACGTTTAGCAGTCTTCTGATCAGTGCTGGTATACATATCAACTTGAACCTTACGGATAAGTCCATCACTGCTATCGGCAACAGGACCAAACAGATATGTTTTTGCTGTAAATTGCAATGTATAAATTAAGGATCTTCTTGTATCAAAGTTTCCTTCATAATCATCTTGAAAATTTACAGATTCAAGGATGATAGGAATATCCCTCTTTTCTCCAATAGAGTCAATTAGATCAACAGTTAAGTTGAAATGTGGTTGAAAATATGGAAGAATTTGCTCTAAAATTTGCAATGAATCATCATTCAATTTTGACATAATATTGAGTTCAAATCCAATATTATATGGAACGGGCATAAAGACTTTCTTTGCCTTTGTTCCATCTTCACAAGTTTTGAAAGTTTGAACTAAACTAGACTTTCTTGTAGAATCATAGGAAATGTTTGACATTTCAAATGACATTCTAGGCATTGTAATTTGAATCGCTTTATTCAGATCTGCCTGTTGGGTTATTCTTGCCAGGAACTTTTGACTAGGACCATATGCTAGAGGAACTTTCAGGTCACTAACATCTTTACCAGCATCATCTTGATGGCGGATATGAATATCATTGAATAAAGTTCCGAATGAAATAATAGTTTTCCTAACTATTTCGTGATAATAATATGTTCCTAACATTAAAATGTCCCAAATGGATTGGTTTCAGTAAAGTCTAAAAGATTATCTCCGAGAGTTTCAAACTCATCGTTCTCGGTATATTTATCATAAGTATCATCTTGTACATAACTAAAGACTGGATATTCTGCTCCAGATGTTTGTCCAATTACAGTTTCTCCAGGATAGAATCCAATTGGTTGTGTAGAACCAATACTTACATTAGAAATCTTAAGAATGTGAGTGTCTTGATCATATTCCTTGACTCTTGCTTGTATCATAGACCTAGATCCCATAACAATTTCATTAAAGAGATATGTTCCAAGACCTGCTAAAGTTTCTGGGTCTGCAATTGTAACTGTTGGTGCGTTACTATATCCTCTTCCAGGATCTTTGACGTAAATTGATTTGAGAATACGACTGGATCCATCAATACCAATAGAAGCGATACCAACTGCAGTATGTGCAATACCACTTGCTGGTGGACCTGTAATGGTTACGGTTGGTGCAGTGCCGTAACCAACGCCACCATCTTGAATACTAAATCTAATTACACCTTGACCACTAGTTTCAATGGATGCAGTTGCTGCTGCTCCAACACCACCACCTCCAGTAATCGTAATTGATGGTGGTGTTGTATATCCTGCACCAGCATTTGTCATCAAAATCTTTTCAATTGAGGTAACTCTACCTCTTGTTGTCAAGAATCCAATAGCAGTTGCATTATCACCAATTTGTCCTGTTGGTGAAGATGATATTCCGATGATCGGAACTGAGGTAAATCCACTTCCATCATTATCTAGATGAATTGTTCTTACATAACCACTTGAAGTTGAACCAGTAATTAATGCTGTTGCAGTAGCAGTTTTACCAACTCCAATCAATTGAAGTGTAGTAATATATCCCTCATCCTGGACCTGAGTATCGATTGTTTCAATAGTGGTATCGATAACTTCGTTTTCATATTCAAAGAGTTCGCATTTGAGTTGATAAACGTAGTTCTTTCCTAACTGAAAGAATGGATCTTCGTGCTCAACAAATTTTACTTCAAATAATCTTTGACCTAATGGAAAATATACTAAATCTCCCTCTCTGGGGCGAGTAGGAGTAGGCATAATGGAATCATCAGTTCCATCATCTTGTCCTGCCATAAATGGCGCAATAAAATCTTCAAATCTTTCTTTAGATAGTGTAATGATTAACTCATCTCTTACACTTACCCCAAATTTTGTTAGGATATCTCCTGCTCCACCATATCCTTCAAAAGTATTGACATATGCTTCAATAGAAAAATTATCATCAAACTTTGATGTCTGTACTTCTTCAATAACTGTCTTTGTATTGACGTATTTTCTTGGAATATAAGTTACTTCAACACCATGAAAAGACAGATGCTCGTTTATTAGATCTTGGACTAATCTCTGTTCAGATGCAGTCCCTTGTAAGAAAAAAGGATTAAGTGCCATTATCCAATAAAGTCGAGAGGTGGCATTTCATATTCCATAGTCATACGAGATTTAATATCACTTAATTCTTGTTCTGCTTGCTGTAAAATTTCACCACCATTTAGTTCAATTCCACCAGGAAGTTTTACTCCTCGGAACTTACTAAGATTTCTTCCCCACTGACGCTTAATAACTGCTGTCAAATATCTCTTGACAAAACTATCATTGTAAACTTGTGAGAATGATTCTGGATCAAGTGCTCTATAGCACTCAAGTACAATAAAATTACCTGCACTCTGCGATCCCCAATCTATATCCAAATATAATCTATCTTGCCT